CGCTGATCCCGCTTATGGCAGTTCTGATTGGGCTGACCGCTTTTGCATACAAGTCTTCCGTTGCTACGCTGATGGCATGGAGCAAGTTGCAGAGTTTGCTACGCCGGAGATGAATACCTACCAGTTTGCGTGGGTAATCGCGCATTTGGCTGGCGCATACAAAAACTCCACCCTGAACTTGGAAGTCAACGGCCCCGGTCAAGCTGTTATCAACGAGCTACGTAACTTAAAGCGCCAAGCAGCCGCAATAGGCGGCGCGATGGGGCATGGTCTGATGAACGTTTTGGGATCGATGAGCAACTATATCTGGCGGCGTAACGACACAATGGGCGGCTTGTCGAACTCTATCGGCTGGCTGACGACTGCCCAGAGCAAAGAACGTATGCTTTCCTACATGAAAGATTACTTTGAGCGAGGGATGTTGAATATTTACTCAACGGAATTAATTGATGAGATGAAGACTGTGGTGCGTGATGGTGGCGCAATTCTGGCTTCCGGCAGGAACAAGGATGATCGAGTCATGGCAAGCGCCCTTGCTTGCGCTGCATATGCTGAGCAGTTGCAGCCAAGGCTGATTGCCCAAAAGATTACCAAGCATGTCAGCCGCAAACACGATGATTCAACGCCAGAACAGATTGCAGTTGGAAGAAATGTGTCTGACTACCTGAAAAAGATAGGCATATATGGAAATCAACCCGGATGATGTGATTCCAAAGCAGCAATTAAAGGAAATTATCAATAGATTCCTGAAAGACAAGAAGCGCGGCATACCAATAAAGCTGTTTGCCGAGCTTTGCGGGGTCAATTTCTTTCATTTGCGCGATGTTTTCCTGTATCAGACCGAACCATTAACGGAAAACGTCCAAAGACGGGTTTCCAAGGGCTATAACCACTGGAAAAACGGGGATGTAGCCGTAATGATCCGGTTTGGACAGAAATGGCTGGAGTGGCGCAAGGAATCTAAGCCAAAAATGGTCAAAGGATACGGTTTGCAGCTAGGAAATGACGGTTTTAAGCTAAAAATAGGGGCAAAAAACCGTTATGACTACTCAAATCCACGTTTAGATGAGTATTTTAAGGGGAGGTAGTTATGTCGGTTATTAACGATTATAAGTGCGAAAAACATGGGTTTTTTGAGGCTTGGGAGCCTATTTGCCCCCAAGGATGCACTGAAAACGTCCATGTTGTGTTCTTGCAGCCAGTTGGATTGACCTCTGACGCTACAAAACACAACGATAAGACGCTAAAACAGCTTGCACTCGACTTCAACATGACAAATATCAAGTCAACACGCGAGGGCGACAACCAAGCTGGCTACTACACGCGCAATAATAAGCCAGCGCCCAAGGATGTACCGCCGCCTCCGCAGGAATCGCGTCCGGGTGACTCTGCAATCTGGGGTGGCGCGGGTGGAAAGTTCACTATGGACAATCTTTTGAAGGGCAATATGTTCCGTTCTGTTGCTGGTGAGCAAGTTAGCGTAATGCCAAACCAAGTTGGGAACTTGACACCACCCCGTCCGGCGAGTTATATGGCTGACCAAGACAACCTGCAAATCAAGAAATAATGCGAATCCCAGACAACCCCCTACACCGAGAGCAGTTTTATCTCGACCTGATAGAGAAATGTTCTGTTTCGCGTGAGGAACGCCAAGCAGACTATTCTGCGCTGCGTTCCTTCTATCTTTTTGGTGCTGCGCCGGAAGAACCTCCGGCAATCTTCAATAAAATTTATCCGCACATCGATCAACTAACGAGTTTTCTCTATTCAGCAGAGTCAACTCGTTTTTCCGTTGATCTGGGCGCGACAGTTAATCCGCAAGAGCAAAAGAAAGTTAATCCTCTGCGGCATTTGATGAATGACGAATGGCTGCGCTCCAACAGCGATCAGGTTTTCACATCTTCATTGCAGTGGGCGCTTTGCTACAACAGCACATTTGTCAAATTGATTATAGGGCCGGGTGGATCAGTTAATCCATACATGGTCGATCCAGCTAACGTTGGCGTGTTGCGTGAAGACATACCGCACACAGACAGACAAGAAGCACTGATTCACCGTTACTACATTACCAAGAGCGAGCTTTATGCTCGACTCTACAACCATCCTAAACGCGACTCTATTCTTGAGCGCATCAACTCATCTTTCCACGCGCAGAGCGAGTACGTGCCAGAAGGCATTGACCGCATCATCATGTCGCAGACCAATCCCAACATGCTCGGTACAGTCAACCTAGACTTGTCCGGCATGAACCGCTACAAAGCACGGGTTGCTGAAGACACAGTGGAGATGATTGAGCTATGGGTGTGGAATGACGATACGCAAGATTACCAATGTGTAACCAAGGCCGATCCTGACGTAATCATCTATGACAGAGAGGGCAGCAAGATGTTCTTGGATGGCGAGATGCCATTCATTCAACTCTGCCCGAATCCGCAGTACGACTACTTCTGGGGTCAGTCAGAAGTGCAACGCCTAGTGTTCTTGCAGTCATTACGGAACAAGCGCATGACAGAGATTCTTGATCTGCTATCTAAGCAGGTTGATCCACCTACCGCGCTGATGGGCTTTACAGGATTGCTGGATGAAAAGAACTTTGCACTTAATCGCGCTGGCGGTTTGCTGTCTAGCGATATACCAAATGCAAAGGTCGAACGTCTTGCGCCAAACATTCCAAACGATCTTTTTGAAGTCATCCGAGAGGTGGATGCTATGTTCGCTGAAGCAAGCGGCATCACTCCCGTGCTGGCTGGACGAGGTGAATCTGGAGTTAGAAGTAAATCACACGCCGAGTCTTTATCACGACTTGGCTCATCCAGAGCTAAGAAACGCGCCCTGATTATCGAAGACTCGCTGGAAAAGATGGCAACACTTTTCCTAAAGTGCATCCAGAAATATCAGCCGATCAAACTCAAAGATGATGATGGCGCACCGTTCTTGCCAGCGCAGTTCACAAACGACTTTATTGTCAAAGTTGACGCGCACAGCAATAGCCCGATCTTTACTGAAGACCAGCGCAATCTGGCATTCAGCCTGTTCCAAGCTGGCGCTATCGATAGAGAATCGTTGATAGAATTGGTTGATCCTCCAAGCAAGCAATTGCTGAAAGAACGTCTGAAGAAGATGGAGGAACAGCAAGCTCAAATGGCACAGTTGCAAATGGCGCAACAAACACCGCCGCAACAGCAACCCCCTCAACAGGAGGCAGCATGAACGAAACTAGCACTGCAATTCAGACAACATCCCGCGCTGACCAGCCGCGCCTGACCACTGAAAGCTTGCAGCGTGAGTCTGGTGCGCCTAGCCTTCAGTACCGGGTGCAGCGTCTAGGGCAAACTTATGGCGACCGTAGCTCCCCGCAACGTAGCTATGGAAGAAAAATGCGTTAATTGCTAATAATTAACTTGACAAGCATTAGCGTATTGATTATTTCTATTGCAAATTTTTATACGAGGCTATTATGGCTGTATCTTCCGAAGAACTGATGAGCCTGATGGATAAACAGGCTAAGTCCAAATCCAAAGAAGCCGAGAGTGGCAACGAAGAAATGGAGATGGAAGATGAAGAAGAAGGCATGGAGGAATCCGCGACTCCAATGGCTGCACCCATGTCCACCCCAGAGCCAAAAATGGGTTCAAAAGAGGGAGCGATGGTTAATCTTGGGTTGGCGATGGATTTAATTAAGCGCAGCCTTCCTGCTATTGGCGCTGACAGCGCAGAAGGCCGTAAAGCACTCGACGCTATCAAAACCCTGACAGCCATTGTCGGTGAGCGCAAAGATTCCTCAGAGGAATTAAAACAATCAGAAATTTTGCAAATGTTACAATCCCTGCCACAAGCGGGTGGGGCAACCCCTGAAGGCAAAGCAATGGCTGCTTCGCCAGCAGTTCCCGGCATGATGTAATTTTTAAGGAAATATCATGGAACTTTTTAAGCCTCGCGGCGCAGCCGCACCCCGTAACCCGACTGACAACAATCAGTTGAACGGTCAAATCGTAAACACACCTCGTTTCTCACAGATGGGTGGTCTTAGCAACGCTGCCAAAGCTGGCGCTAAGAACAAAATGATGGTTGAGAAACCGGGCGGCAAGCGCGTCATCTGATGCGCTTTTTTAACGTTTATTGATAGGGGATACCTATGTCATCACTAGAAGACCTGAGTACCGAACAGCGCGACGAGTTGGCGCTGCTTGCTCGTAAACTTGCTGAAAATCCTAAGACCCGTAAGCAGATGCTGCGGCTGACGAAGGAAGTCAACCCAGATATGCCCATCCCGGAGCTTGAGATTGAAGACAAGACCGAGGAAGCAATGCGTAAGGCCAATGAGCGTGTTGAGCAAATGGAGGCAAAACTCCGTGAGCGTGATGCTATGGACGAGCTTAACAAGCGTCGTGCAAAGCTGAAAGAGAAGGGCTTAGTTGACAGCGATGAACAGGTTGAGCAAGTGGAGAAAGTAATGCTCGAAAAAGGTATTGCTGACCACGAAGCTGCTGCCGAATACTGGCAGTACATGCAACAAGCCGCCAAACCTACGCCTACTGGCTACAATCCTTCCGCTATCAAACAGTTCAATCTGTCTGAATATTGGAAGAATCCCGTACAAGGTGCGCGTAACGAGGCGGCTAAAGCATTACACGAATTGCGACGCAACCCTAAACCTATTGGGTTGTAATCAATATGGGCCTTGTGAGCAAAATTTGTCTTAATTGCGAAAAACAATTCGCAACAAGGCCAAGTTTGGCTCATAAGGTTCATAATTGTTCTAAGCAATGCGGTTACGAAACAAGAAAAAAGCGTCATTTAGTTAGTGCTGAATGCGCTGAGTGTAAAAAAGAATTCTTATTTACCAAGAGTTCTAGGCGTGAACAAGAATTTTATTTTTGTTCAGTATCTTGTGCTGCTAAACAAAGAAGCAAATCAAGATCGTCTGATTGGAAAGTTGGTAAAGATGGTTACATTTATAAAACCATCAATAGCAAAAGAGTTTTGCAGCATCGTTTTGTGATGGAGCAACACCTTGGAAGAAGGTTAAATCAAGGTGAAAACGTGCATCACAAGAATGGCGATAAGCAAGACAACAGAATTGAGAATTTGGAGCTTTGGTTTGTACAACAACCGAAGGGCCAAAGAATGGGGGATAGAATTGAGGCCGCCAAAAAGCTTTTAGAAGACAATGGCTTTATTGTTATTGATGCTTCTAAAGGGTTAGTTGACGGATTGTTATACGGCTCTGATATGAGCCGGGTTTTTAATTAAGGAGTTCATTATGCCTATCGGCGGAGGGATTCTACCGGCTAGCGGGAGTACACAGTTCACGGAACTTACGTACGTAACCCGCAGAGCCTTTATCCCAAAACTTGTTGTACAGCTTTATAACTCAACACCGCTGATGGCGGCGCTGATTGCTAACAGTCAGTCTGCTTCTGGTGGTGTCTCGTCCGTAACCGTTCCCGTTCAGGGTTCTCAGTTTGTAAACGCTCAGTGGTCAGACTATAGCGGCTCGTTCGCTCAACCGTCTGTTCAGCAGGGTGCTTACAACGCTGAATTCAACCTGAAACTGATGATTGCTCCTGTGCCGTTCCTCGGCATGGAAGGTGCAGTACAGCAAGATGCTGCTGTTATCCCCCTGATCGAAGCGCGTATGAACGACGCGACTAACGTGATGATGGATGCAATGGCAACCGCCCTGTATACCAACACCTCGAACAATCAGCAGTTCATCGGTCTGCCCGCTGCCGTGTCGGATTCCGGCACTTACGGCAACATCGACCGTTCGACCTACACTTGGTGGAAGTCGAAAGCCTACGCTGCTGGTTCGGTCAACCCGACCCGTCAAAACATCCTTCAGTACATTTCCGGTACTGTGAAGAACGGCGCTGAAGTTCCGTCGTTTGGTGTTTGCGGCTTTGGTACTTGGACGCTGCTGGCACAAGACTATGTTGGTCAAGAGCAATACGTTGTCACTCCGGGTTCCGGTTTTGATGGCGATGCAAATGGCCCTCAGTCTGGTTTCCGTGCGCTGATGGTTGCTGGCGTTCCCATTTATCCTGACCCCTACTGCCCGGAAGGTACTGTGTACTTCCTGAACAGCAACTACCTGTCGCTCTACATCCATGAGCAGGGTTCGTTTGTGTTCACGGGCTTTGAATCGACTCTCCCGAACTGGCAGATTGGCTACGTGGGCGCTGTTCTGATGATTGCAGAACTGGTCAACACCAAGCCTAAGTCGATGACAAAGGTGACGGGCTATAACTCGCTGACACTTTAAGGAGAAATAGTCATGTCTAACAAAATCCTAGTAGCTGGCGCAGCAACTAACGCCGCTGGTGCATTCTTCCAAGCTTATGCTGCGGGTAATGCAACTGTGACCGTTCCTGCTGGCGATTACTACATCGCTCCGACTGCCAACGTCACTATCGAACTCAACACCAATACTACTGGCAATATCAGCAACGCTTCTTGGGCTGTTGTTGTTGCCAACAATGCTGGTGGTTATTTCGTGTCTGATGGCGTGAACATTCGTGCAAACGTTCTGTCTGGTACTCCGACGATTACCCTGTTCCAA